GAAGGGATAACGCCCCAGGCATAGCAACCCCAGGACATAGAAAAGCCCCCTTCAATGGGGGGCAATTCCTGGGCTTTGGGGGGTTTGGTTTTATACTTTAAAAACGCCGCCGATAATTTCCCCGTGGTCTATCATTTGGGTTTCACCAGTGTGCAGCAATTCGGCTAGATCAAAATCACATCGTGCTGCAAATTCCGGCAATTCCTGGGGTTCGATATAATTAAAACCGCCTGGGGTTTCTGCAACCGCCGACCCATCCCGAAACCATATTTTAAACATTAGTAAATCCATCCCTCTGTTTTGTGGATACCCCAAGCCAAATCTATTTCCTCTTTTTTCCCTAGCGGTGCATCATAACTTGCCCCCAGGCGGTTCCCGAATGCAAGCTTTCTGGCAGTGTCTAAATATTCTAGACCGTCCCTAATGAAAGCATGCCTTGCATCCCTGTAGAGCCTATGGTGCTTCGCTTGCGGCAATATATAATCAAGGCAAGCCCTAATGAATTGCCTGTTTGTGCAACCTATGCCGCCCAGGCTTGTTTCGATTTTCAGATACTGCGCAAACGTCATCGGTCTACACCTCTGCATCTAATGAATCTGAGTGAAAGCGCAGCGCCGACGATATTACATTTCTGAAGCTTTCAATATCAGGTGAAAAGGGCAAAGGGTCATTAACGCCCCGGCGATCTATTAGTGCTACCTCACAGCAAACCATTTGGTCAGTTTCATCATAATGCTGCGCAAATGATAAATAAGCATTATCTGCAATTTTGATTTTAATGTTATTCATTTTCATTTTCTTTGGTCCTTTTTGTTTAGCTAATAAGCCCCCCAGGCAACCAGGGGGCGCATTGTTTCAGAATAAAAGGGGGGCGAATTGTATAAGATACAAAATACCGAATAAGGATAAAGCCCCCAGGAAATCACCTATCAAACCTTTCACGCTGCAAAGCTTTCGGCCATATCAAATAGGGAAGCATTCAACCTAACATTTTCGGTCAAGCTTGTGATCGCCCGTGCTTTGCGTTTAGTCCAAATTGGTTTTGCTTTGGTTTTGGAATAGACCTGAACCCCACCCCGAAGGACCGACTCTTGCAGCCTATTAAACACCGTGTAACAATCATTGCCCCCATCCCCTAGGCGGCGAACCTTTAGGGCTTGCTGCATTGTTTCCCATGTGGTTGCTCTTATCCCGTTTTCGGTCCCTTCCAATTCCTGGGGGGTTGCTACCATAGTCCAACGCATTTTCAGGGCGTCATATGCAAAGTCCAGGCAATCGTTTGATGATAGGTTTCGGCCCCGCATTGCCTCAATTGATTGCATCATTGAGTCCAGGTTTTGGACCTGGTGAGTCAAAAGGTTTTCGAATTCCCTTGCTGTAACTTTTGAGTGGCGCAATTTAGCGTCAAACCCTTCCCCCTCTTTGATCAATTGATTGCTGCAAACTGCCCGAAAATTGCCTGTCATCAATCTAAGACTCGAGCGTTTATTGTGACTATTAAATAGCACTAGGTTTTTCTGATCCTTTTTCCCGAATTCGTTAGGGCGTGCAAAGCTTATCATATGTTCCTGAAATGGAGTCATTGCCGGGGTTCTGCTAGGTTTTTGAATTGCCCTGGTTGGAACAAAACCATAGTCGGCAAGAATATTGATAGCGGATTCAGTATCAACAAAACCATAGCGACTCGAGGTTGCAGGGCTTGCGGTTTTGGTAAATGCCGCCGGGCATGTTTTGGCTATGTCCTCAAATGTTAGGGCGGTTTGGTCGTTTTGTATTGTGTGGATTAAATCAAATGGCATTTTGTTTGGTCCTTTGTTTAGCTAGTAGAAAGGGGCAAGGTGTAAGCCCCGCCCCTTAATTAATAACCATGATTCGCAACTTAGTAAAGGGTTTTTATTAGGTGCTACCCGAAAACAATTGAACCAACCCAAAACCAAACCACCGCAAAACCCACGATATAATATAAGGCGCTAGGCATTGCGTGACTCCCAAATATAATCTGTCGCAATAAGGTGCCCCCAGCACTCCCCTGCAAATTTTTCATTTATGTGATCGGTGTCCCAAAAAAGCCCCGCCTTGTAATTTGCCCCCTTCAAAATTTTATAAGCGACCAGGGCTTGCAGTTGAGATTCCCCAATCCAATAAAACCAGGTTAAACCCTTCAAGGTTTTGCGCCCCCTCATTGGTTCCAATCTCCAAAGGGGGAAGCTTTCAGGAAACCAGGTTGCATTATGCTGTATTTCGCAACCAGTGTGCCAAAGGGAGTCAAAATCTTTTAAATCAAATTTAACTTGCATCATACCGCCCCCTGCAATTGTCTGTCCTGGATATAGCCAAGCCCAGCGGTTGCCAGGTTTTGCGGGTTGCATTGTGCCAATGCTTTGGCGGGGCAAGAATTCAAATCGGGGTTGTCTACTATAAAGGGGCTTTTACTTGCCTGGATTGCTTTCCCCCCTTTCAATTTCAGCCCCACAACTACGGGGCCAGAATTTAAATTGATTAAATCTGATTTATCCCCATCAATCACCTTTCGATTTAAAAAGGTTTTTGGCATGCCCCCCCTGAATACCGCCGATATCGGGGCGCTAGTTTTTAGTGCTTTATTAACCTGGTTTTGATATGCCGGGGCGGCACTATAAGAAAACATCAATTTATAATTTTCTGGGGTTCTACCTAATCGGGCGGCAAGCTTTGTATAGTCGTAGAATAAAGCCTGGGGAAACATTTGCGGAATCCCGTATTTTTCCCATGCGATATCGCTAATTGTATTGAGTCGAAATGCCGCCCGTTTTTGTTGCTTCTCACATTTACGAATAAATGCGGCAATTTCTTTTGTGAGTGTTTCCAGGAATTGCGCCTGATCAGCCCCCCAAAAATCAGATTTTGATTGCCTGGCCCTAGCAACTGAATTCATTTGACCCCGCCCAGCCGATACCAGGCAATCGACAGAACATTGCGCAATATCTCTTGCGGGGCATATTATAGCGTTTGGCATTAGGGATAGGCTGGCAATTAAATAATCTGTGCCCGTTTGGGTTTTCAAAATTTTGGTATTGCTGGCGTTTGTGTTTAACAGTTTCATTTTCTTTGGTCCTTTTGTTTAGCTAGTAAAAAAATCAGGTGGTTAAATCCCGACTCCTGTAGACCATAGCAAAGGGTTTTTGATTCGCAATTGTTAAAACCAATTTTATTTTTTTAAAAATGCCAAAAAGAATTGTCAGAATTTTGCTGTTTTTATCTCGTTAATAAGCGGAAAAACGCTATCGCTAACAAATCACCTTACTAGCCCTTTAATAATGATTGACGTGCGAGTATTTTTTTATTTATAAATTATCCAATTAGAGCAGGAGAATCTATAAATGATACTGGATCCTAAACAGGCAAAAGAGATCGGGGAGGCACTTGTGGATGCCTCTGAAAGATCCATAGAAGACAATAAAGACCACTATGTCGTTTATTTAGATGAGTCTGGGAAAGCTGTCTGTATGGCTGTTGACCCTGACATCCACAGTTATGGCTACAAAGTAGTGGCTCATGTTACTAAGACCTAAAATACATCTGACGTGCGAGTAAATTAGCCCCTCCTGGGGCTTTTTTTATATCAATATAAATACACACTCCCCATTAAAAACCCCCTGATCCGAAAACCAGGGGGCGTTCAAACGCAGTGAACAGTTGTGAACAGGGAGGTTATTCACAATACAACACTAACACTCGCACTTAACAAAGTGCAAGCAAATAATTTAGTATTGACTCTGACTCAACACCACAACTATGGTTTCTCTATCCGCATAACCATGGGAGGTTGTAGAATGGGATCGATTAAATACTTAGAACGTCATGTGCTATCCACAGGACAGATATCTTGGGGTGCAAACCCATCTAAGGCAGTGCGAGAAGCACTCCTAGTCAAATATGAAAGCTATAACGAGAAGGCGGATGCTGTTGACCGTTGTATGGAATGGGAGAAGGCGTTTCTGGATTACAAACGGGGTATTGATAGAAAAAAGCATATCAGTGAGAACTCTGTTAATGGATTAATAGCTGCTTATAAAAATACATCCAATTGGGACCGTCTTTCGGTCAATAGTAAGAATACATACCAGCAACTGATAGATTCAGTCGTAAATAGTCGCATAGGGCGATCAAATATCTCCTTTGGGGAGACCCTACACCATAATATCACCGTAAAAGTAGTGGAAAGCTTACACAAACAACTGTGTAATGATGTGAGTGAGCATCGTGCAAACCATGTGTGCAAAGTCCTGCGCCGTGTGTGGTTCGTAGGCTTCCGTTTAGGCCTTACACGTTCCAACCCTTTCTCTAAGATGGGTCTAGCTACTCTACCATCACGGGATGTTAGGTGGGAGAAAGAACATATAGACATATTCGTTGCTAAAGCTGACGAAATGAACCTGTGGTCTATCGGTACGTTGGCTTTGATGTGCTACGATTTATGCCAGCGCATCGGTGACATGAGACAGATCCGTTGGGGTAACTATGATCTGCAAGGCGACAGCTTCTTCGACTTTGTGCAGGAGAAAAGCCGCACCGTCCGTAAACCGCAAGGCAACCTAGTTTCTGTCCCTGTTGAGAATGAACAACTGAAGGCACGGCTAGATAGCCTATCCCGTGGTGGCAAGGATGACTTCATTATTCTTAATGAGCGTACAGGTCGGCCCTACACCAGGTGGGCTTACAAGACTGTAGCAGAGGTACGCAAAGCCGCTGGTCTACCAGAAGAACTAAAGATCTCAGACCTACGCCGTACTGGCGCTACTGAGGCTGGGGAAGCTGGTCTAACCGAAGATGAAATCATGGCACTTACAGGTCACACTTCACGGGAAGTGGTGAGTGTCTACGTTAAGAAAACCCGCCGTATGGCATCAACCGCAGCGAGAAAGAGGCATGGAAGATGATAAGTATAAATGAGGCAAGAGCAGCCTTTGAAGATGAACTAAAAAAAGTATTTAAGTCTGCCGGGATTCCTGCGTATCACATTCACCCGCTAACTGAACGGTTTATTGATTTAGTTACTGCCATCCGTTGGGAGTTAAGAAAATCAAATGGACGTTAGGATACCCCCAGAATTGGAACGTCACCTGGAAGCTATTGGGGTGCTTACTAAGAACCCATTAGACGAACATGAAGACCTTCCTCACCCGAATGTATTTGAATTTAATAAAGTCGCACTGGACGATACTGGAGAACCCCCTTGGTAAAAATATTAGCTAAACTCGTTGGACTAACTCAACCTACCATAAACATGGACGCCAGTTCCCCAGAAGAACTGATCTCCTATGCTGCTAGGGTTTCCAACCCATCCAACCAGGCCAACCACAAGACATCCTCTGGGCTTCTTAAATACTGCATGAAGAACAAGCATTGGTCTGTGTTTGAAATGGCTAACGCTGTAATCGAAGTTAAAGCCCCAAGGGATATTACCCGCCAGCTACTGCGGCATAGATCTTTTAGCTTTCAAGAATTCAGTCAGCGATACTCTGATGAAATAGAATTTACAGAGCGTGAATTTAGACGCCAAGACACTAAGAACCGCCAGAACAGTGTTGATGATTTAAGTACAGAGCAGAAAGATAATATTGATTTTCTTGTTAGTGATGTGCAAATCGTTTCGGGAGATACCTATAAAGATTTAAGGGCATTGGGCGTGGCAAAAGAATGTAGCCGTGTGGTGCTTCCAGAGGGCCTTACGATGTCTACTTTGTATGTAAATGGCACTCTACGGTCATGGCTGCACTACCTTGATGTACGGGATGATGAAGGCGTTACGCAGTGGGAACATGTGTTGTTAGCCCGTGAGATCAAAAAAGTTCTGGCCCCAGCGTTCCCCATTATTATGGGTGATAACAAACCACAGATCAGACCCATGACCGACGAAGAAAGGCAAAGAGCAACCTATAAGGCTATGCAGAATCAATACGGATAATAGGTGACCCGACCAATTTTAACCAATCCAATCCAATGATACTAGTTAAGTTACTGATATCATTGGATTTGGTTGCGGGAGTAGGATTTGAACCTACGACCTTCAGGGTCTCCGAAACTTATTAAATATCAATAAGATACAGAGATATCAATTAGTTAGTCTACAAACCCATCACCTTACTAAATACCATAATTAACTATTGACTAGTTGACCATTGGCTGTATCCTACGGACACCCCGTCCAGGGGTGGAATACCTAGGGAGGGTATACAATGAACTTTAGTTATCGTGACCAGTGGGACATATTACAATCTATAAATCTTACTGATGGTGAGCATAAGTCTATTGATTGTCCTTTCTGTGGTGGACGTAAGAAATTCAGTATATCTAAGATAGACGGTAAAACTCTCTGGAACTGTTACAAGGCGAGTTGTACTGCTAAAGGTGTATACTCTGGCCCTAGGACTATTGAAGAAGCCAAAGCGTATATGGCGGGTAAGAATAAAACAAAGTTTGAGAAAAAGACTACTCCTGTCCCCACCATGGTTACATCTGTTGATAACCACCCTGCCGCAGTAGAGTACATAAAATCAGTTAATAGTTATGAAGCATATCAAAATGGGTCAGTTACTTTGAAGTACTTCCCTAGTGATAACAGAGTCCTGTTTTATACACACACTAATGAAGGTGCAGTTGGTAGAAGCCTTTCTAACAGAGGCCCTAAGTGGTGGGCTTATGGATATACGCAGTCTGGGGTTCACGTTGGTACGGGATCTACAGCGGTATTAGTTGAAGATGCAGCTTCTGCCTGTGCTGTATCCAGGTGTAATAATACAGTAGGTGTTGCACTATTAGGCACAAACTTAACTAAAGACCTTAAAAAATCACTTAGCTGTTACGAAAATGTTATTATTGTTCTTGACAATGATGCAAAACAAAAGGCAGTGTCGATGTCACGGGCTTTATCTAAGTCCACAACAATGAGAATAACTAAGCTGGACTTAAAGGTTCTAAGCTTACGAGATACGGAGAGGCTACTTTATGCGTATAATTGATATTAACCGTACAACAGAAAAATCATCGTTTACTTGGTCTTATCTTTGTTCGTCTATTTGGCTAAAATCTAGACACTTTGCCGATAAGTGCGATAAGTACGGACCTAGTACTTTTACAGCTATTTGTACATATTTGCAGCATCCACACCTTGGACCTCCATCCTTTTCAGTTTAATGAACCCGTGCAGATGAAACCTGCACTATCATCAATCTGAATTTTTAAAGGTGTACTATGAAATTACGGGCGCTCGTCCTACTGGACTACGATCTTCCAGATGCGGGATTAATCGAAGCTGCGGATCAACAGAAAGCACTTCAAGCTAAAGTAGATGAAATAACTAAGGGGAACCCAAAAATTGTGTACAGCACAGTGGATATGCGTGAGCGTAGAGGAGATACCCAGCCTGACCTGAAGAAGATGAAATTTCGTCAGACATAAATAACTGTAATACAACAGTTTAATTCGTAATTAGGCCCTGGGTTTTACCTGGGGTCTTTTTTTATCTTGATTACCATTACAATGGTCCTTAGTACAGTGAATGCAGCATCACGCTAATCACTAGCTAAAAAGGGCCAAACATGGATAAAGCATTGTTGAAGACACTTCTATCTTCAGAATTCTATCAAGCAAATAAAACAAAAATGAGGCAGTCACTTTTCACAGGTAATAATGCAGAGGTTTATAAAACCATTGCCCAGGCACAGGATAAGTATGATCAGGATGTTAACACCAATGACATCCTAGCAATCTGGGCTACCAACAACCCCGTTGCCACAGTCTCTGAAAAAGAAGACTTTGCCGATACTCTTGCCGAAGTGCGGGAGCAAACACCCCTGACGCAAGAGATAGCACGGGATGTTATTGGGGATCTTTGGCGCAAAGAGACAGGCCGGGATGTAACCAACTTAGGTATTCAAATGGCTGAAGGTCATTCGGATGCAATGGCTAAACTAAAGAGCCTTATTGAACGAACCTCCGAAGATTACCTTCCAGATGATTTTGGTGAGCCGACAACAGATGATCTGTATGAACTACTCGCTCAAACAAGTGATGAGTCACGTTGGAAATTTAACATCAATCAACTTTCTAGGAATGTATACGGTCTAGGCCCTAGTGAGTTTATGATTATATTCGCCCGACCTGAGACAGGTAAAAGCGCCCTAGCTGTTAGCCTATGTGCAGCCCCAGACGGTTTCTGCCAACAAGGTGCGAAGGTACTATATATTGGTAACGAGGAAGCAACCCGGCGCACCAAGCTACGGGCCATTCAATCATTCACAGGTATGTCCACAACAGACATTCAAGCTAACCCTGATTTAGCTTCAAGTCGCTACCTAGCCATTCGTGACCGTTTAATTATGAAAGACGCCCAGGAATGGGACATGAATATGCTGGATGGGTATGTCGCCCGTATCAAGCCTGACATCCTTGTGGTAGATCAACTTGATAAGGTTAACATCGCTGGTCAGTTTGGTGGCACACACGAAAAGCTTCGTGAAATATACCGACAAGCTAGGGAACTAGCTAAACGGCATGAATGCGGTATCATCGCTGTATCACAGGCAAGTGCGGAAGCAGAGGGCCGTGTACGCCTAGACTTCTCTATGATGGAAAACAGTCGTACTGGTAAGGCAGCGGAAGCAGATTTAATATGTGGTGTAGGTAAATCCTCTGGTGAGGATGATGATGGCCCTGATCCCACTAGGTTCCTACAAATATCCAAGAACAAATTATCAGGTTGGCATGGTCAAATTATCTGCAATCTACAGGCCGAAATAACACGGTATGTAGACTGATGGGTAAACGATCTAACTTTGAACGCAAGCCCCGTGACTACTATAGAACGCCTGTGGAAGCAGTCGAACCGTTAAGACCATTCATTCAGGACGTGGATAGTTTCTGTGAGCCGTGTGCTGGTGACGGTGCATTGATACGATGTCTTCTTACGATGGGCCTGACCTGTGTCAGTGCCTTCGACATAGAGCCTCAAAAGATTGGCATCGATATACTGGACGCCACCCAGCTTGATGAACATCATCTTAACAATGCAGATGTTATTGTAACGAACCCGCCCTGGGAGCGTTCAATCCTACACCCAATGATAGAAAGGTTCTCAGATCTGCGGCCTACCTGGCTGCTATTTGATGCGGATTGGATTCATACAAAGCAATCCATACCGTTCCTGCCTAGGTTGCGCAAAATAGTGAGCATTGGTCGGGTGAAGTGGTTTGATAAAACCACAGGAAAAGACAACGCCTGTTGGTATCTTTTTGATCGGTATGACGAAAGTTATAACACCAAATTCTACGGGAGAACATAATGCTATCATCGGATTGCACAATACAGGATGTTAAAAACGCTATCCACGACACAAGGAAGTTTATTCCCTACGACGATAGCTTCCATAAAACCTCTGTCAAAACTTTAAATAAATTAGAACTTCTACTGGAATTCATGGAGATTGGGGGGGAGGGCATAAAGTACCGTGGCGGCAGTGTTGAGATAGATACTAAATATCTCGCAACGCTATCGGGTAAGAAGTGGTGCGTCTTAGGTAAAAACTGGTGGTATCCATACGGTAACCCTACGGACCTTCTGCATAAGTTGCGGGGGTCGGCTGATGCTTAATGAACATGACCTCAAAGAATTCTACGAAATGCTTGAGAAGAATAAAGCTGCATACAAAAAAACACAGTCTCCCGAAATAAAAGATCTTTTGGATGAACAGCTAGATTTAATAAACGCTTTTATTCTCAATCAAAATAAGATCATCGCTAAGTTAGCGGGGTTCAAGATATGACTAAAACCCTCGTACTAGATCTGGAAACCACTGTGCAACGGTTTGATGGAAAGATCGACAACAGCCCATTCAATTGCGCAAATAAATGTGTATCGGCACACTTTGGCTGGTTAGGCTGGGATACGGTAGATGAAGTAACTAACCTTGTATTTTTTCATAACGAAAAGGATGTTCCTGATAGTCCTGAACCTTTGCGAAAAGCTTTGCAAGAAGCTGACGTGCTAGTGGCACACAATGCTAAATTCGATGTCCTATGGCTAAAGGCTATGGGCATGCCAATCCCACCTACCATCCGTTGCACTATGATCAACGAATATATCCTGGCTAAAGGCCAGAGAACTAAGCTGTCACTGAAAGAGACTGCCCAGCGCAGAGGTGGTTGGGGATGATTGAGCAAAAGAAAAGTGAACTAGTCGATGATCTGTTTAAGTCAGGTGTCGGGTTTGAGGCCATGCCTCTGGATGATGTTGTAATTCCCTATGCCGAGGCTGACGTTAAATCCTGTGCTGGGGTGTACCTATCTCAGATGGATGCTTTTGAGTCAGAAGAAAATCTGTCTTTAAAACCTATTGTTGTTCTGATGAATGAAATGCTTGAGGTCTTAGTCGAATTAGAAACCAATGGGGTAAAGATAGATTTAAAGGTTCTGTCTTATATCGGACAACAGTTTCAAAAAGAGCATGATGAACTAAGCAAGCGGCTGGAAGAGATCGTAGAAATTGTAATGGGGGATACCCCAATCAATTTAAATTCAGGAGCAGATGTATCTAAACTTATATATAGTAGAGAAGTAGTTAACAGGGACTACCATATACAGACCTTCCGCATCGGCACAAACGCTGAAGGTAAACCCCTTCCCCCACCTCGTATGAATAAAGCAGAGTTTAACACTGCGGTGCGTTCAAACACTAGAGTGGTACAGAAGACCTCTGTTGTTTGTTGTCCAGAGTGTGATGGTCGAGGGCTGATACAGAAGTATAAACAGAAAACTAGGACTAAGAATAAGATAACGTACAAGGTTACTGGTGACCCATATAAGAACTTGTCTAAGTGTCCCTCATGTGTAGGTGTGGGTGCTTTCTATAATCCTACTGGCAAGGTGGCGGGTCTAAAGATAAGTCCTCTTGGTCCTCAGTATGCTTCCGTGAATGGTTTTAAGACTGACAAAGGTACAATAAAGCTTTTGATCTCTCATGCTAAAAGTAAGAACAATGATCTAGCTGTGGAATTTCTTACGAAGATTAGTAGGCTTTCGGCAGTATCTACCTACTTAACAAGTTTCGTAAAAGGTATAGAAACCTGGACCCGCCCTAATGGCCTAATACACACAAACTTCAACCAGTGCATAACCGCAACCGGGCGTCTTAGTTCTTCCAATATTAACCTGCAAAATATGCCAAAACGGGGCTTCCCTGTTCGTAAAGCTATGGTGTCTAGGTTTGACTACAAAATTGTTGAATTCGATTACTCAGGATTAGAGTTTCGTGTTGCTGGAGAAGTGTCCAGAGATCCTCAGATTATTGAAGATATTCTGAACGGTAAGGACATCCATAAACAGACAGCTTCTATCATTCATAGAATACCTGCCGAAGAAGTGACCAAAGAAACTCGTGCCCAAATAAAGTTTCACACGTTTGCACCTCTATATGGTTCGCAAGGGTCAGGTCTAGCGGAACATGAGAAAAAATATTACGACGAATTCTTTGTGATCTACAAAGGTCTAAAATCTTACCAGCAACGTCTTATGGATGGGGTCGTTAAGAACGGCATAGTCCAAACACCTAGTGGTAGACAGTATTACTGGCCTAATGCCAGAAGGCTGAAGAATGGTCGTGTCACGAATGCTACTCAAGTAGTCAACTATCCTATCCAAGGATTTGCCACAGGGGACATAGTACCTCTTGCCTGTATTCGTGCTTTTAGGCTGTTCAAGAAGCACAACCTAAAGTCGAAACTTATTCTAACGGTACACGACTCAATTGTAGTGGATTGCCACCCAGATGAATTGACGCAGGTAAAAAAAGTTTTGGTCGAAGCTATGGCAAATGTAGGCGAAGAATTAGAGCAACGCTTTGATTATAAGCCTGTATTACCCCTGGATGTAGAAATGACGGTAGGGCCTAACTGGCTTGAGCAGGAAGAGATTCCGCTTGATTAGTGGTGCTTAGTTATGGTACATTATAAACTCAATATAAAAGGAGACACCAATGGGTGACTTAACAGCAGTACAGGCCGCAGACCTTGCCATAATGGAAAAAGAACTTGGCGCATCAGGCGTGGAAAGTTCAACAGTAATTATGGATGAATTAAAAATTAACTATGAGGATGAAGACGATAACGGAACTCGTTTAGATCTTGGTGCTATGTACGTTAAAGGCAGTGATAAGAATTACTTTTATTCCAAATCCGTAACCTTCCGACCTTTGAGCCAGATGCACCAGTACTCTGTGTATAATGCCCAGGAAAAGAAGATTACTTGCAAAAGCGTTTTGATCAAAAATTTCTTTGAAGAAGCACTGGATACAAACGGAACACTACGTTGCGGTAAGCCAAGTGGTAAAGAAATGCGTGAAATGAATGAGGACCAAAGAGCAAAATACTCTGGAGTTAAGAACCAGAGGCAGATCCGTGGCCTGGTGAGTTACACAGGTGTTTCGTCTTCAGGAGAAGAGAAGACGTATGAAAATCTCCCTGTTTTAATGCGTTTAAACGGGCAGAATAATTACCAAGTGGATGCAAGCAACAAGTTGTCTGCGCCTTTTGAGACACAGTTCTTCAATCAGGTTCCCCGGGGGACTAGCATGTGGAATTTTAATATAGATATCACAACTAAGCGTCGGAAAAGTGCTGCGGGTAAAGCGTACTACACATACGAATACGCCCCTGACTTTGGGACACCTATGCCAATCGATAAAGATATCTTTGATACACTTACCATGATTAAGAAGATCATCGATGATGAAAACGCTTACGTTGAGGGTCAATACTACAAAGCAATCAAAGGGGATGCTTACGAAGCAGAAGCCTCACAAGTCCTAGACCAGATGCACGAAAGCCTGGACGCTGACTATGAGGACGTAGCCTAATGCTGCAAGAACTCATTCACATGACGATGGATCGTATGAGTAACGACGAATACGACGATCTGGTTGTTAAAGACGAATGGATTGATGCGGTTGGTGAAAATATCAAACGGGAACTAAAGAAAAGCCTCACCCCTAGATCAAAAGATTTCCGAATTCGTGGGTCAAATGTTGGTAGACCAGCGTGTGTCCTGCAAATGCAGAAGTCAGGGGCTGAACCTTCTAGAAAACCTTACCACTTTGTAATGCAGATGCTGCACGGGTACATGATCGAAGAGATTATGACACTCATACTAAAAGTAGCAGATGCTAATATCACAGGCGGTAAAGCGAAGGTTTCTTTAGATCTTGAGGGCGTGACTATTAAGGGCGAGGACGATGTTCAAATCGATGGTAAAGAGTTTGATGTGAAGTCGTGTTCTCCCTGGGCTTTCGCTAACAAGTGGAGTGAAGGATACCGGGGATTACGCAAGTCTGATAACTTTGGTTACGTTGGTCAACTCATGGCCTACTCAGAGGCGCAGAGTATACCTGTCGGCGGTTGGATTGTAGTAAACAAATCTAACGGCGAAGTAATGGTTGTAGACGCAGATAATAGCCCATCAGAACGTAAGGCCGTTATGGATAAGCTAAAGTCTACAGTACGAACTTTAGACAGTGATGTCCCGTTTAAGCGTTGTTTTGACCCAATAGAGGATAGCTACAAGAGAACCCCCACCGGGCGTAAGTATCTAAGTAGAGATAACTGCGGCATGTGTGACTTTAAAACTTCTTGCTACCCCGGTGTTCAGTACAAGGCGCAGCCTGAGAGTACGGCAGTCAATCCACCCTTCAAATGGTATGTCAGCGAGGACTAATGCCTATCAAACCATCGTCTGCAAAGGCGAAGGGGAGAAAGCACCAACAGTGGGTCAGAGATCAAATCCTGGGAAGGTTCCCCAAGTTAGAACCTGATGATGTCCGTTCCACTGGAATGGGGCAAAACGGAGAGGATATTCAGTTATCCCCTGCCGCCAGGAGACTCTTTCCCTACAGCGTAGAATGCAAGAGCAACAAAAGCTTCGCAATATACAAAGTGATGGAACAGGCGGAAGCCAATTGTCCCAAAGGTGCTGAACCCCTCGCAGTCATAAAAGCTGACAGACAAACCCCTCTGGTTGTCTTGGATGCTTCTCACTTTTTCGATTTGCTACAAAGGATAAAAAAATGAACGCAGAAGATTTAGAAATGAACACCGTGGCTCTGGTCATGTCCCTTGATGAAAAAGGGAGTACCATCGTTTCCAGTATAGCAAACTTTGACGATGATCTTGATGAAGAGACTGAAGCTTACATGCTCTTCTTACTTCGTGGGCTATCTATGATGGCGGCTACAGCCTCTCCTACAATGGCTGTTTTCGGAAGCGCCTTATTCGATGTTGAGGAACTAGATTCCCAAGAAGGTGGCTTTGAACCTGCGGATGAACTTATCGATAGGATGAATGATACCAAGGTAGTCCCGATCAACGGTAAGAAAAGACCTAACTGATGGATGCAGTTAATAGCCCCCCGCATTACAACCAATCTGGTATCGAATGTATTGATGCAATCAAGGCAGCACTTGGCCCTGAAGGGTTCAAAAAATACTGCCAAGGCAACTCTCTGAAGTATCTTTGGAGGTACGAGTACAAAGGCGGCATCCAGGATTTGGATAAAGCAATTTGGTACATCAATCGCCTTAAATCAGAAATTTTAAAAGAACATATTCTGGAGGATGAAGAATGACCCCTGGATACGAATATTTCAATGAAGGGTCTGAGGCGCTTTGTGATCCTGATACATATCTAAGCAAATCACCGTTGGATATGGTTAAGCATTTTGCCCGTGTTTATGGACAGTCATTGAACCATGAATGGGCCAAGGGCAGTACCGCAGATTTATTTAGAACTGTGCTTATTAAAGAAGAATATGCCGAAGTTTTGTCAGCCACAGATGCTGAAAACATGATCAAAGAACTAGCAGATTTAGTCTACGTCACATTCGGAATGGCGGCTAAATTTGGATGGGATTTAGACGAAGCAATTCGCAGAGTACATGCGTCCAATATGAGCAAATTGGATGATGACGGTCAGCCTATCTACCGTGAGGACGGAAAAGTTCTCAAAGGGCCAAATTATCAAGAACCAAATCTAAAAGACTTAGTTTAAGGGGGCATACAATGCTAAAAAACTCATACGGGCCTACACTACCAATCAGTGAACAGATCCATAAAGAAAAATATCGCAGTGAAGGCGAAACTTTCCACGAAGCAATGACCCGTGTGGCCGAAGCACTGAAAGATGATGAACCTCACTTTAATCAGTTTAGAAACATCCTGTATAACCAGCGGTTCTTACCAGCGGGGCGTGTCCAATCTGCAATGGGCGCACCACGAACCGTCACTCCATATAACTGCTTTGTGAGTGGTACAATCGCAGACAGTATGGAAGGTATTATGGATGCGGCTAAAGAAGCCGCCAGAACCATGCAGCTTGGCGGTGGTATCGGCTATGATTTCTCCACACTTCGCCCTCATGGTGCGCTTATAAAGAGCCTAGACAGTCGTTCTAGTGGCCCACTAAGCTTCATGGCTATATTTGATAGTGTATGCCATACTATTGCTTCCGCAGGTCACCGCCGGGGCGCTCAAATGGGCGTTTTAAGGGTAGATCACCCCGATATCGAAAAGTTCATCCGTGCTAAAAATAACAGTACTGAACTAACAGGATTTAATATTTCCGTAGGCGTTACAGACGCATTTATGGAAGCGGTTAAAACTAATGGTCAGTTTGATCTGGTGTTTGAAGACCGTGTGTATTCCACCGTTAATGCCCGTGCATTATGGGATGATATTTTAAGAAGCACATGGGATTGGGCTGAACCAGGTATCCTGTTTATTGATCGAATAAACCGTAAAAATAATCTCCATTACTGTGAGAATATTGTTGCTACTAACCCATGTGGCGAACAGCCTTTGCCGCCCTATGGTGCTTGCTTGCTGGGATCTTTCAATCTCACAAAATATGTAGTTAGTACGCACGAAGATGGTAAATATATTTTCGACATGGATATGTTGAAAGAAGATATACCAAGCGTAGTAAGGGCTATGGATAACGTAGTTGATCGTGCAACTTACCCTCTACCCCAGCAAGAAAAACAGGCCAAGGATACCCGCCGTATGGGTCTAGGCGTAACTGGTGTAGCAAATGCTATTGAAGCATTAGGTCACGATTATGGGTCAGAGAAATTCATCGAAGCACTAGAAGATATCATGGGTACTATTAGGGACATTTGCTATGAAACGTCTATCACGCTGGCAAAAGAAAAAGGTGCGTTTCCTCTATTTCATAAAGACTACCTAGCCAGTGAATTTACTCAAACCCTGCCAAAGGATATCCGTAAAAAGATCTCACGGCATGGTATCCGTAATTCACACCTTCTAAGTGTCGCTCCTACAGGCACAATTAGCCTGAGTGCAGATAATGTATCCAGCGGTATCGAACCTGTATTCAGCCACTTCTATGATCGTACCATTCAGACCTTTGATGGCCCTACAATTGAGCGGGTAGACGATTATGGATATCGGGAGTTTGGGGTCAAAGGTAAGACCGCAGATGAACTGTCTGTATTCGATCATGTACGGGTTCTAAATGTTGCATCAAAGTATGTTGATTCCGCTTGTTCAAAAACCTGCAACGTAGGTGATGAAGTGACCTGGGAACAATTTAAACAAGTGTACATGGATGCTTATGAAGGCGGTTCGTCAGGTTGTACTACATTCCGTGCTTCTGGAAAAAG